GCCACTGAGCCATTATTCATGGAGATATAATCTTTATCACCTGGAACCAAAGGAACAACCATTTTGTTCTTAGCAGGGTATCCGTTTTGCTCTGGCTCTATACCAACCAAGAAACAAAACTGTTGACCCTGCAAAACTTGAATACCAGCAATGTTGCGTTTTTGCTGGGCTTCATTAGACATGTCGTCTTTTTTCAAGTTATAAATACTATCGACCATACGCCTCAACGTATTCAAGCCAATATTTCTTGCGACAGGAACGCCGTTATTATCTAGCTTTTCGCCATGAACAAATAAGTTGTGCCAAACACGCCTCTTATCGTGATTGCCCCCGATAATAGTAAACTCCATTGGGCAATATACAGCGCTACTAGACATAGACTTCTTGAACAACATGCCTTGACCAAACTCAGGCATCTCTGCGTCACCGCCAAGAAGATTGATAATTGCAACAACAGATGTTTTGTCAGGAATAAGTTCTAGAGGTTTTTGTTCTTCGGCGGCTTCAATTTGATTTAAATTAAGCATTTTCTACATTCTCCACTTCATTAGTAGGTTTCACAAAGTTCATAGTGCGTTCGTTTTGAGGAACGCCATTGCTCATTTTTTCTAGAAGCTTGCCTAAATGTGGCTCTTCCAGAAGTTCTAGTCTGCCAGACCTATCTTTCGCTGGATAGCCCCATTGATTTAAAGTTTGGCAAACAAAAGCCCGATAAGGGTTGCCGTTATCATCTGACATCACAGCCATCGTAATAACTTCATCCACAATGCCAGGTAATTCACGGCTAGTCTTGGCGCCCTCAAGTTGAAGTTCAAAAGTCTCGCGCCCATAGTCATCTATTCTTTGGTCAAGAATACCGACAAACACAACATTCTTATCTCTAATATGCTGCAAATGAGATAGCCATCCCATCATTTCCCTGCCCTGCATACCGTAGGCCGCTCTGGTATCTAATTTGCCAGTTCGTTCTGATCTACATTCGGGCTGGTTTTGGCAATATACAAAACAAAGTCTAGCCGCCACCGTAATTGAGTCTACAAAAATGGTGTCATACTTAGATAAAACATCTGCTGGATCACCATAAGTTTGACACACATAATCATAATGCATTTGGCTGTATGTTGCCTCATCACCTAAAGAAGGATTGGGGCCACCAAGAAATACTGCAAAATCACGGCATTCTTGCCAAGTTCTAGGACGGATAACGTCAATAGCTACACCTTCAATAGCCGCATCACCTGCCTCTAAATCCATGAACAATGTCTTGGAAGGGTCGAGGGTTCGGGCAAGAGAAGTCTTGCCCACCCCAGACTGACCACAAACAACTAACTTGTGGCCTTTCTTTTCAGCTAATCGCTGTTCTGCTGATATAATGTTAAGCATCATCACCCCCTTCAATATCTACACTGACACCTTGAAGATGAACGGTTCTAGCTTCACTCAACATCGCTTTAATGATTGGTGGTGCAGCGTTGAACTTTGCTTCTGGGATTGTATAAGTAACTTTGCAGTAATGCTTGGCAGTCTCTTCATCCATTGCATTCAAAGCTTTAATAACCATACCTGGTTCCCATTCGACCTTTTTCTTGATGTTGACCTTAATCTTAAAGCCATTGTCCTCAACGGTCACAGCACCAAAGTCCTTACCATCCTGACGCAATTTATTCTGCGCCCGCTCCAAGTAACGACCTTCAAGTTCGCTTTTAAGTAATTTCATTTTTTGTTGAGCCGCTGAAATCTGTTCTTCTAGAACTTTCTTTAAATCTGAAAGCTCAGGCAGAGATGCGGAGTGTAACGAATTATCGATCACAGATGATTTATCTGTCATATTAAGCTCCATAGATAGATAGTGTTTAGAAGCCTAATCTAGGAAGTAGATAACCTACTGTCAAGAAATAATCGTTATTTTTTTTTAGAAATTTTTATCTCTATGTCGTTCACTATTTTCATTAGCTTCTTTTTTAAACGAAAGACGCCAGTTTCTAAACCTTTGGCATCTTCGACAATAAACTGTTCAGAGCCATCTTGATTTATTTCGTAATAAGTAAAGTCAGCTATGTAAGTACAAACCTTTTGTTCATTAATTATAATGTCAAATCTAACTTGCGTTTTTAAATCACGAATATGATTAGCACGCTGCAACATGACTAGCTGACCATATCGTTCAGCTTCCCATTTGCTATCAAACATAATGCCAAGACATTCAGTTTTTTTTGCATTGAATTTATTTTTTTGGTAAAATCTATTATAACTTGGCATTTTATGGTGCTTTCAATATGGAAAAAGATAATAAAAGATGGAAATCGGTAGGTATAGACCTTACCACATACAATAAACTTCGCAAAATTTGCGAAGAGGAAGATAGAAATATTAGCCAGCAAATAAAGCGTATGGTTAATCGTGAGTATCGTGATACATTTAAAAATGACTCGCTTGGCATAGGCTCAGTGGGTTAACATAGGAGGGCATAGTATGTTCAGTAAATTTATAAGAATATTTTTTCCAGCTTGTTTTCAAGAGGAAAAACCAAAGAAAAAGAAGCGTGGCAGAGGTAGGCCAAAAGGAAGTAAGAATAAGAAAAAATGAATATTTCTATAGGGGACGGCTCAATGCAGAGAAACATAAGAGATGGTTTGTGTCCTAGATGTCAGACGCAGATGCAGCCTGTTGAGGTGCATGGTCATGTGCAATGTGCCGTCTGCCATTTAGTTATAGAAGAGTGTTGTCAGGGCGAAACTGCATCTTGTGGTATTGACCCAGACGATTTAAGCAACGCTGCTGGGTCATTATCCTAAATGACAAGACAACTTAGTCTTTTAGAACGATTTAAAGTTGTCTTAATCCCAAGCGAATCTGATCCAGATTTTAAGTGGGTTGTTTGGGATAATGAGAAAAACAAAATGCGTTATCGTGTGACAGATAAAGATTACGCTGAGAAGTTAAAACAATTATTGGATAGACAAATCACCTAACCACTTTAAGGCCTCATCTCTGGCCTCATTGTTTCTCCTCAACCAACCTTTACCAAAGGTTTCAAAAGTTCTAAGGCTTCGGTAGAACTCTTCTCTTTCATTAGCTACAATTTCAACTAAATCATCTGGCCTTTGCTCTTGCACAGCTAACAAGGTTTTTGGGCCTATTATTCCATCAGCTTTTACTGCACAGGCTCCCTGTAAGGCTTTAGATGCACGGCCTGGCCCTGAGTTAACAGCCCAATCAAAGATAAAATAATCTAATCCTGTAGGCAAATCATCACCACAGATTTTGTCCCAATACATGTCTTTATATATAAGTTGCACATGCTCGTCTGGAATATTTTTTAGTTCATATATGTCTTCAAGGGGGCGACCTAAAAAATCTGCGTAAGTTTTATGAGTTATGCCTTTATTCGTTGCGCCGCCAGGATCGTCTTCATGATCAACAAATCCTCCTTCATGGTGAAGCACAAGCTCAAGGCTTTTAAAAAAGTTAGCTTCCATTAAATAAGTCCTGCTGTTGCGCCGCGTATACCAAGAGCTTGTGCCACTGCTGGGTCTTGTGCAGCCTGTTGTCTAATAGGAGATGTCTGCGAAAGAGATGTTCCGGGCGCTGGAGATGGAGCTTGAGGTATAACCGAACTTATGTTCGGGATTTGTGCATTTTGACTTTCTAGAAAAGCTTCTGCCTGTGACTCAGCTTCATTGATTCCTTCTTGTGTCATTTGTGCGCCGACTTGCGGTATTCTGCCAAGAGCGGTTTGAATCGCATTAGAGTATATTCTAGCTCTAGTCTGCAAATCTTTTCCTTGAGAAGCTCTCCAAGCATCATCTACTTGTTTCAAAGCCGTGCCGCCCGTGAGAAACTTTGTAATAATTCCATAACGCAGTATATCTGGTATTTTTTGAATGAAGTTTGCCATGATTCCTTGAGACACAAGATCACCAGCATTTGAGTCCCTAGAAAGATACTTCATTGTTCTTGCGAATTTTAACATATACCTAGATGTTCTAGGCCCATATATATCTTCAAGCCTGCCGCCTTTGTTAGCATCTAGTATTCTTTGACCAAGCTCTCCCATTCTTTGAGAGTTGATTGTGGCGCCAACATCTTCGAGAATGTTCTGCATATAGTAAGATTTAACGGTTTGCTTGCCTTCGTCATCAAGGGCATTAAACAAAACCTTAAACTCTTCGGGCTTCGTATTAGGGTTGGATATTACTTCAGCAGCTTCATCAGCAGTTAGCTTGCCGTCAGCCGCATTTCTTAATGCGCCAGCACGCTTAACAACCATAGTTTCTTCGCCAACTTTTATGGCGTTTTCCATAGCGCCTACAAAAGAACCTGTTCTATCAAGCCCAGCGGCTATTGCGTTATCAATAACATCAGAGTTTATCTTGATGCCATTGCCTATTGCGTCAAATTGTTCGGCAAGCTTGCGTACCTTTGCAACATCAGACCCGAACAATTCATCGGCTGTGTCACCTAAATCATCAATTGTTTTTTTGAAAGCAGAACCTCTAAACTTCGTAGCATCTAATGATTTGATGCCCGATTTCTGTAAAGCATTCGCCAAAAAGTTTGATGCAAGCTGCGCTCTGAAAGGTTCAAAATTTTCACCTAAAGCAAACTTTAAATTTTTAATGGCATCAGGGCTGTTGTTCTTAATAAGCCTCTGCGCCATTCCAGAAACTGCTTCTAAAGACTGACCTTCTTCGAGTTTTGTAACGATATTCTTTATGCCAATGTTATCTTCTAACTTGTTTATGTCATCCATTCCAGACTTGTAGAATTGACGTAAAGGAATAAAGTCTTCAGCCGCACGCCTTAACTGAGCAACACCTTCATCTCCACCTAATGTGGCTCTTTGCGCTGATGTAAGATTGTCTATATTTCTAACATCTAAAGCCTCATCTAATGCTTTTCTAACGTCTGTTAAAGCGCCTGTTAAAGTCACACTACTAACGGCGGGTTGCTCTCGCATCATGCGAGATACAAGCTGGCTACTGTCAAAAAGATTTCTAAAAGAAGCGGTTTCACCAAGTCCATCTATATCATCA